GCGCCTTGCCGGTGCCGGCCCCGGCATAGAGACCGACCGGGCCGACCTTGGCGACGTAGGCCGCCGGGTAAGCCGCGGCCGCGGCAAAGAGCGCGGCGAGCGGCGCGATCTGGTGGTGCTTCATTGCTGGTGGTTCTCCGATGGAAGTTCGTCGAGAGGCGCGGCGTCCGAGCGGGCGAACCCGGGCACGCCGTAGCGCCAGGCGCGGATGCCCGACGCGAGGAAGACGAGGAGCGCGACGTTGACGGCGAGGTCGGCCCAGCTGGGCCACTCGTCGAAGAGCACGCGCTGCCAGCCGCTGATGCCGGCCGCGGTGAACAGGACGGCGTAGGACCAGCGCGTGAAGGCCCTGGTGCTGTGGCGATCCATCATCGAGAACCGGCACACGCAAGCCCAGCCGATCAGGCAGCACACGATCAGGTTGGCCAGCGCTTTGAGCAGGTGGTCGTCGAGCCAGTTCATGGCTGACCTCCCGGTGGCGGCTCGTTGGGTGGAGCGCCGCCGCCATACCGCCGCGTGAGCAGGCTGCGTGCGAATTCGAGGGCGATGCCGATGAACTTGGGCCAGCGGTAGCCGATGCCGCTGATCACGGCCGCCACCGGACCGAAGAGCAGGCGCGGCTCGCTCAGGCGGACGTGCGGCGCCGTCACCTCGGAGAGCGGCACGGTAACCAGCAGGGCGAAGGTCACGACCATCAGCAGGTAGCCGATCGTCCCGATCCGTTCGTCCTTCGGTCGGCTGGCTGCCGACACGGCACCACCGAGCACGGCGCCGGCGAGGATCACGGCGTACGGGCCGACGATCGCAGCGATGCGGGGGCTGAAGAGCAGGCCCGACACCACCACCATCACCGTCACGATGTCGAGAGGCTGGGGTGAGTTCATGCGGTCACGCAAAGGTGAAGCCGACCTTGTCGGCCTGGAAGGTCAAGGGGAGCCCGACCCCGATCGACTTCGTCGTCGCGAGCGCCGCCCGCCAGAGTTCGTTGCCTGCACTCGACGCATCGAACACACCGAGCCGGTCGATGTCGCCCCACGTCCCGGTGGGATCTGCGAAGACGAGCGGGTTGTTGTTGCTGATCCGACCGCCGGTGCCACTGCTGGCCGAGGTGGTTCCCGGCGCCTGGGTGCCGCTCAGCGCGGTCAGGGTCGACTCGAGCTCGAGGCGCGAGTAGCCGACGCCCCCACCAACCTCGGCCCCGCCGGCGACGTACGGCGCGAGCCAGACGCTGCTCGGGTAGGTGAAGGCTTGGCCCCGCAGGAACTTGTCCAGAAGCAGGTTGATCAGGTAGTCGGTCGGACCACCACTCAGGCCGAGCGTGAACGCCAGCGAGCCGGCCGGCACCAGCAGTGCAACGGCAGCGGCCGTCACCACTGGGGTGCCCAGTTGCGCGTAGGCCCAGCAGTTGCCTCCGCTCGCGGCGTCGAACAGGCCGACGTGCGTCATGGTGCCGACGGCGCCTGGCGCGATCCCCATGTCGATGTCGACGTTGTTGCTGGTCGTGCGGCTGGTGCCGCTACTGGCAAGCGTGGTGCCGGCACCCTGCGTACCCGAGAAATTTGTCAGATTGCGAGTCAACGCGGCGCGCGCGATTCCGCTGCCGGTGATCTCGGTCAGCGCCGAGTCGCTGGCAGCGCTCAGCGGTGCGAAGCGCCATGAGGCCGGAAACGTCAGTCCCTGGCCGCGCACCATGTCCGCGAAGCGGTTCTCGCCGTAGTCGGTGAGGTTGCTCATTTCGATCCTTGTGTGGGTGGGTCTCAGTGCAGGTCGGGACCGTTGACGGTCATCGTGATGACGCGATCGGCTTGCACGACTTCGGCGGCCAGCTTCCGAATGCGCAGACGCAGCTGCACCAGCTCGCGATCAAAGAGGCCGGCGTAGATCCAGCTGCGCGTGGTGTCCATCGCGAGCCAGGTATCCAGGGCATCGCCGCTGATGCCAGGCGCCTGGCCGGGCACCACCGTCGAAGCCATGACTTCGAAGGCCCCCGCCTGGTCCGGCTCCACCGCCGCCAACAGCCATTCGTTCGCCAGCGGGAAGGTGGTGGTGCCCGTGGTCTCGACGATCTCGGCAAACGCCGTCCCGTCGTTGTTCATCGTGAACCTGACCGAGACGCCGCCGCCCAGTACGCCCAGACCGGCCACGTAGTAGTGGTCCTTCAGCGTGACCAGGACCAGGGTGCCGCCGCCACCGCCCGCATAGGCGCCGTCGTCGACCGGATCCTGGATCTCGCCCGGGCCGGGCAGAAGATGCACGTCCGCCTGGTGCACACGTTCGTCGTCGATGAAGCCCGACACGTCGTACAGCTGGGCGCCCTCCTCGCCTTCGTCTGCATCGGCGGTGCCGCCGTCGTCGATCGATGTCACGCGCGCGATCTCCTCGGCCGCGTAGCTGGCGAAGAACTTCGGTCGCTCGCGCGTGCCGTCGTCCAGCACGAGCTCGAAGTCCGGCGCGGCCGGCAGCACCACGTCGTACTCGGTCGGACCCGGCAGCACGCGTACGGCCATCGTCAGCGTGCCGTCGTCGCGCTGCAGGGTGAGCCAGGTGTTGCCGCTCTCGGCGAACTGGATCGGCTCGGTCAGTCCCATCACCAGCGTGGTCGGATTCCAGAAGGCCACGTCGCCGCTCTGGCCGATGCCGGCGATCTCGGGCTGCCAGCGGATCGCATCGAAGAACGCGATGACCGCCCCCTGCATCTCGGTCGTGAATGAGATGGCGCGGCGCCGGTAGAAGCGCTTGGCGGCCTCGAACAGGCCCGTGCGCTCGGCGTGCTTGGCGCCCTTGACACCCTCGACCCGGATGTAGACCGGCCGGCTCATCATCGGCAGCGCTGGGTCGTACCGCGGGTCGTCGTCGTCGGTGACGGTGTAGCCCGGTGCCGGGCACTCGATCGTGACGATGTCCCAGGTGACGTTGCTGGTGTACTCCAGCATCACGCCATCGGTCGTCGCCGGCGGCCGCGGCGTCGTCTCGGTCACCGCCATGCTGTTCGGCACGGTGTTGCGCGGACTGAAGGCGGTGCGCGGCAGCGTCACGAGCGCATCGCGCGCCAGCGTGATCACGCCGAGTCGCTCGAAGGCACGGGCGCGACCGGCACCGGCGATCAACTGTGCCGCGTCCAGCGCGTTGAGCGACTCGGAGAAGGTGTAGTCGAAGCGGTCCTGCCGCTCGTCGCAGATCGCCGCGAAGTCGTACAGGCCCTGCATGTTGACGTGCGCGGGATCGCGGCCTTCGCCCCACAGGTCATCGACCCACAGATCTGCGAGGTACCAGGCGGGGTTGCGCGTGGCGGTGTAGTTGTCCCAGTCGCGCAGCGCGCACGAGAAGCCGCCGTCTGGCGTCCATGTGCGCGCATAGCACTGGACGATCATCGAGAAGTCGCGCTGCGAGGACGCGCCGAGCTGCTTGCTGGCGCGCATTTCGACCTCGAAGTGCGCCGTGTCGGGGTTGAGCGGCGCCGCCTTGTTCAGGTAGCCGCGCAGCCCTTCCCACTGCAGGGCATGGCGCGATCCGCTCGACGTGTCCTTGATGTCGGTGCGAACCAGGCGGATCGAGACTCGCGCGTCGCCCGGCAGGTCGTACTTGTTGGACCAACGCTGGGGTGTGTTCGTGTTGGCGGTCCGGGTCTCGCTCGCCAGCGGCGCCCAATCCGACGTTGGGCGCGCGAAGTCGTCGATCTCCTGGAACTCGACGTTCCAGCTCACCGTCTTGTCGGGTCCAAGCCCCTGCGGGCAGGACACGTCGACGCCGATCGAGCGCACCTTGCGCTGCGGCTGGCAGGCGACGTAGCCGCCCACGTAGTCGGCCGTGTTCAGCTCGAGCCCACCCACCTCGCTCGAGGTGACCACGTTGCACAGCGCGCGCGTCGGCGCGGTTCCCGGCGGCAGGTACTTGGCGGTCAGCACGTCCTGGTAGTTGCCGATCGGCGTCTTGCCGATGAACGTGCGGATCACGTCGTGGCGGCCGACGCCGACCGCGAAGACGGCGTAGTAGTACTGGTCGTTGTCGAGGTTGTCGCCGTCGGCGTCGATGTACTCGTAGTACGGCTGCGCGGCGAACGGCGGGGTGATCTTGACGACGCCGCAGTTGCGCCAGATCGGCTGGTCCAGGCGCGCCTGGTTGCCGGTCAGGCTCGTGCTGTAGATCTGGCCGCCCTGCTGCTGCGACTGGTCGTTCTGGCTCGGCGGCACCAGCAGGTTGCTGAGCCCGAGACCCAGCGAGATCGCGGTGCCGAAGTTGGCGATCGTGAGCGCGCCGTTGGCGTCCCACGTGAAGT